CGCAGAGGCTCAAACAAAAGAGTCAATACGATATAACGCACCATTACAATACGCAAGACAAGATAGAGCAGTTACAACAAGTGATTACGAAACACTTGTACAAGAATTATATCCTAACGCACAATCAGTTTCAGCGTGGGGTGGTGAAGATGACGAAACGCCAGTTTATGGTGTAGTAAAGATTGCGATTAAAGCAGCATCAGGTTCTACTCTTACTACTACAACAAAAGAAAGTATTGTAACTCAATTACAAAGATATAATGTTGCATCTGTTAGACCAGAGATTGTTGATCCAGAAACAACTTCTATTATTTTAACATCAACTGTAAAGTATGATGAAAAAGCAACAACCAAAACAGCGGAAACTTTAAAATCAGATATAACAACAGCGATTTCAAATTACAATACAAACACACTTCAAAAATTTGATGGAGTGTTTAGACATTCAAAAGTCACAGGTTTAATTGATGATGTTGATACAAGTATTTTATCAAACGTTACAAGTTTAAAAATTAGAAAAACATTTACACCAACTTTAAGTTCATCAACAAGATATGACATTTATTTTAGAAATGGTATTTACAATCCACACGCTGGTCACAAATCTGGTATGGGTGGTGTAATCACTACATCAGGTTTTAAAGTACCAAATGATAATAATGTTTATTACCTTGATGATGATGGAAATGGAAATATAAGAAGATATTATTTTGTAGGTTCTGTTAGAACATATGTAAACAATACTCAAGGAACTGTGAATTACGCTACAGGTCAAATTACAATTAACTCTTTAACAGTTGCGTCAGTTGAAAATATACGAGGCGCTTCATCAACTGTTATTGAAGTAACTGTAGAACCAGCATCATACGATATAGTTCCAGTTAGAGATCAGATTTTAGACATAGACACAGCAAATTCAACAATCACAGTAGAGGCAGATACCTTTGTTGGTGGCTCTGCTGATGCTGGTATAGGTTACACAACAACATCTAACTACTAATGGCAAAGTTCACCGATAAAATATCAAACCTGATTAATCAGCAGGTTCCAGAGTTTGTTTTAGAACAACACCCTAAATTTTTAGAGTTCTTAAAAACGTATTACACGTTTATGGAATCAGCGGAGTTAGGTGTAACTTCAGTTCAAACCACAGATGGTATTCAATTAGAAACAGAAACTGCTCAAAATAATGAATTAATTTTAGATGGTTCTCGTTTAGATACAGATAGAACACAATTAGATGCTGGTGATAAAATACTTTTAGAAAGTTCTGCCTTTGGTAAGTTTACAAGAGGTGAAACTATTACAGGTCAAACATCAAACGCAACAGCAACTGTACTTGCCGAAGATTTAGATAACAATAGACTTTTTATTTCAGCGCAAGATAAGTTTATAGATGGTGAACAAGTGATTGGTGCTAGTTCAAACGCTACAGCAATTATTAACAATTACAAACCAAATCCAGTTCAAAATATACAAGACCTATTAAATTTTAGAGATCCTGATAAAGTTATCTCAAACTTTTTAACAAAATTTAGAAATGAGTTTTTAAATACATTACCAGAAACTTTAAGTAATGGAGTTGATAAAAGAAAACTTATTAAAAATATAAAATCACTTTACAGAGCAAAGGGTACAAATAAAGGACACGAATTATTTTTTAGATTATTATTTGGATTACAATCTGAAACAATTTATCCTAGAGAAAATATATTAAGAGCATCTGATGGTAAATGGGATACTAGAAAAATATTACGTGCTATTGGAACAACAGGAAATACTTTAGATTTAATTGGACGTACAATAGAAGGTGAAACATCAGAAGCAACTGCAGTTGTAGAAAACGTATTTAAATTTCAAATTGGCGCAAATGAAGTTACCGAATTTGTATTAAATGAAGATACAATATCAGGCACATTTCAAATAAGCGAAGTTGTTAGAGGTACAGAAACAGATGATGAAGATATTTTTATTAAAGCAGTAATAACAGGTATTCCATCATCGCCATCAATTACAAATGGTGGAAGTTTATATAATCAAACAGATTCGATTACTATTACTGGTGGTGGACAAAGTGCAATTATTCAAGTAGATGCTATAGGTAGAGGTGGAATTGAACAAATTATAATTGATTCTTCTGGTTCTGGTTATGAGATTGGTGATGATATAGTTTTTACAAATACAGGTACTGGTGGAGGTTCAGCAAGAGCAAAAGTATCTGTAGTCAATGGTGGTCTAACGCAAGAAACATCATCATCAACAACAGAAGATCACATTGTATTAGAAGATGAAACAACAAGAGGTGATACATACACAGGAAATAAAATTGTACAAGAGAGTGGAACTGGTTCAGGTGATATTACAGATATTAGAATTGTAAATGCAGGTAATAACTATCAATCATTACCAACAGTCGAAGTAGATGATACAAATGGTTCAGGTGCCGTTGTATATGCATACGGAGATCAAATAGGTAGAATACAAGGATTAAAAATATTATCACCAGGAGTTGGTTATGAAGCATCACCCACACCACCAACACTAACACTTCCAAGTTATTTAATAATATCTGACATATCAGGCACATTTAATGCTAATGATACAATTACAGGAGTGGATATATCTTCAACTTCTGTTACGGCTACTATTGTGTCGTATTCATCAGATACAGGTTTACTAAAAGTTTCAAGTCCGACTGGTCAGTTTGCTGAAAATACAACAATAACATCAAGTAATGCATCAACAGCAACTGTAAGAAAAAATAATTTAGGAACAGCATCAATTAGTGTAAGTGCTGTTGTTGATACAGATGGTGCTTATATAAACCAAGATGGTCACGTATCAGAAACTTCAATGAGAATACAAGATAGTTTATACTATCAGGACTTCTCTTATGTAATTAAAGTTGGTCGTACAATTAATGACTGGCGAGATAGTTTTAAAAAGACTGTTCACTCTGCTGGTTTTTATTTTACAGGTCAAGTTAATATAGAAACAGCAGTATCTGCGGAAATACAAAGAACAGTAGGTATCAATTCAAATATTGATTACGAACAAGTAGCGTTAATTGTAAATACTTTATTCTCTACAATCTTTGGAAGAAGATTAGGAACAACAACTGATGGAACAACTTTAAGAGTAACTCCACAATTAGGTGTTGATCCTGACTTTGATGATTCAACAAGCGATCATTTTACATCAAATACTAGAGATTTAACTTTAACACAATCAATTGTATTAAAAGGTATATTAATAAAAGAGTTAACAAATATTAGAAATAATACAACAAAATATGGTGTTCCTGTTGCTGGTCCTACTTTAAAAAGTATTAATAAATTAGTGTTAGGACAAAATTTTGCTAATCAAGTTACCATAGCTCAATTAAATGCTTTAACACTAAAGGGAACAAAAAATACCAATATAGATGGTGAACAAGTATTATTGTCAGATTATCCATTTAAATTAAAGAGTGATTTTGCTATACCATCTGAAATATGGCAAATATCTGGTGATAGTTTTGATGAAACTTTAACAACATTTGATCAGACAGATGTTAAGTTTGATGTTGCATAAAAATGATTATAAATAGTAAAGAGAAATTAATTATAACAGTAAATAATGAATTAAAACGTGTAAAACAAGATTATGAAATAGTAAATGGTCAATTAGTTTTTAAACAAGCACCTGAACCAAATGCTAAAATATCTGTTATAAAAAAAGTAGAAGAAAATAAAGATGGCGAAACAAACAATTAATGTAGGCGTTACAGATAATGACGGAACAGGCTCAACGATAAGAGCTGGTGGTCAAATTATCAATTCTAATTTTACAGAAGTTTATACAACACTAGGTGACGGTTCAACAATCACATTTGATTTATCTGGTGCAACAAACGGACAAGCATTAGTTTATAATTCATCAACTGGTAAATTTGAACCAGGTACTGCTTCTGTTTCTTCAGATTTTATAATATCAGGTGATGGTGGTGCTGACCAAACAATTTCAACAGGAGATACTTTAAACGTTCAAGGTGGAACAGGTATTACAACAACAGGTGTTGCAACTGATACTTTAACCATTGCTATTGATGCTACGGTTGCTACTGCTTCATCATCAACAACATTTACAAATAAAACAATTGATGCTAATGGTACAGGAAACTCTATCACTAATTTAGAAGTTGCTGATTTAGCGTCTGGTGTTTTAGATACAGATTTATCAAGTGTGTCAGCAAGTGACGACACTTTAGCCTCAGCAAAAGCAATTAAATCTTATGTGGATACAGAAATTGGTGGTATTTCTACAATTTTAACTATAAGAGATGACTCATCAACCACTGATAATGTAACAATTGGTACAGATACTTTAAGTTTTGCAGGTGGTACAGGATTAACTTCAACTGTTACTGACAATACCGTAACATTTGATATTGATAGTACAGTTACTACACTAACAGGTTCACAAACACTAGAAAATAAAACAATCAGTGGTTCAAATAACACTCTATCAAACATAGCAAATGCTTCACTTACAAATTCAAGTATTACATTGAATGGTGTCACAATTAATTTAGGTGATACAACATCAATCGCAGCGGGTACTGATTGGCAGGCAGAAATAGTAGCTGATGGATCAACTGTAACAAGTGCAGTTGCAGGTAAGGGATACTTTATTAATACAACATCTGCTACTCACACAATTAATTTACCAGGTTCTCCTTCACTAGGAGATGAAGTATCTATTATAGACGCAGCTGGAACATTTGATACTAACAATTTAACTGTTGGTAGAAATGGTAATAACATTAATGGTTCAGCAGCAGATTTAACAGTAGCAGTAGAACGAGCAGGTTTTACACTAGTTTATTTAAATGTAACACAAGGTTGGTTATTAAAAGACAAGTAAAACCATTATAAATATGATTAAGGAATAACAAAAATGGCAGCAATAATAACAAATAAATTTAGATTTCATAACGCAGAAAAGTTTTCTACTGCGTTAACAGGTTCTTCAAACGTCTTTTATTTAGGAATAGGAAGACCACAATCTTTTACTACATCAACAAGACCAGATTCTCGTACAGTTAATGAGGGTTCTGATGCATCTCCACTTACACCTGTAGATTCAATACAAGAAGAATTTTATACTTTTGATGACTTACTAGCAGCAAAGAAAGTAGCAACAACAGATATTTCTTATGTTATTCCTAGAAGAAACTGGACATCAGGTACAGTTTATGACTATTATAGACACGATTACGGAAATAGAATAACAGGTACAACTACTACACAAACATCAGATAGTGGTGCATCCACTTTATGGGATGCGACTTATTATGTTGTGTCTTCAACTTATCAAGTGTTTAAATGTTTAGATAATAATAGTGGTGCTAATTCTACAGTAGAACCATCTGTTTCTGATGGTGAAACATCAATACTTACAACTGGAGATGGATATAAGTGGAAATATATGTACACTTTATCAGCTGCTCAACAGTCTAACTTTTTATCAACAGATTTTATGGCAGTTTCAACAAATACAACTGTTTCTTCTGCTGCCACTGATGGTGCTATTAATATTGTAAAAATTAAATCAGCAGGAACAGGTTTTACAACAACTGCAGGTTCAACAATCTCTGCGATACCTATTCGTGGTGACGGATCATCAGGTACTGTATCAGTTACTTTAACAGGTGGTGCGATTTCAGGAGTTACTGTAACAAATATAGGCCAAGATTATACTTTTGGTTATATTACTGTAGCTGACATCAATGCAGGTACAAACTCTGCGGGTGGTGGTTCAGGTGCGGAATTAGATTGTATTATTGAACCAAAAGGTGGACACGGATCAAATGCTATTGAAGAATTAGGTGGTTACTTTGTAATGTTAAATACTAACTTTGAAGCAAGTGAAGCAGCAAACTCTGGTGACTTTACAACAGCAAATGATTTTAGACGAGTTGTTTTATTAAGAGATCCTAAAAGTGGAGGTTCTGCCGCAAGTGCAAATACTTTAAGAGGAACAAAAGCAGTATTAGTAACATCTCCATCTGGTAACTTTACAGTTGATGAAGAAATCAATCAAGCGACAACTGGCGCAGTTGGTAAAGTTGTTGAGTGGGATAGTTCAAATAATATATTATACTATATTCAAACTAGATTTAATGATGAAGGTGTAGATAGTAACGGTAACTTAACAGCGTTTTCAGGAACTAATACAATCACAGGACAGAGTTCAGGAGTTACAGCAACACCATCAAGTTCATCAACAACTGTAGATAGTGTTGTTTTTACAAGTGGTTATAATTCTGGTGAAATTGATGCCGATGAAGGTGATGTTATTTACATTGAAAATAGATCACCAATTACAAGAGCTTCAGATCAGACGGAAAATGTTAAATTAGTAATTGAATTTTAAAGGGGAAATAAATGCCAAGTCCAACAGACTTTAACCTCTCGCCATATTATGATGACTTTACAGAGTCAAAGAAGTTTCATAGAATACTTTTTAGACCGTCATTTGCAGTTCAAGCGAGAGAATTA